AGGCGCGGGCGGCGCCGGTGGCGTCGAGCTGATCGGCTCGACCGGATGCACGGGCTCAGCCGAAATCTCGGGCAGCGGCGGCATCTCGTCGGCAGCGGCAGTGGAGGCGGTAGCTGGCGCCTCCGCCTCGGCCTCGATCCGCGTATCCTCGGCCTCGCGCTGCGCGCCGATGACCCCCTGCAGCAGCTGGCCGCGCAGACTCAGCGCCGTCGCCGCGCGCTCCGAGAGCGTGAAGACATCCGCGAGCCGCGCATCCGTCAGGTCGAGGCCGCACTCGCCGCAGGCATCAGCGCCCCGCGTCGCGGTGAAGCAGTACGGGCACATCTCGACCGACCGAAGCTGCCGCAACGAGGCCGGAAACTCCGGATGCTCGCGTCTGCCATCGGTATCCATGTGGGCCCCCTGAAACGACGTCCTGAACCGAACAGTAGCGAGCCGCGGAGGCGGCGTGGCGATTCATCCACAGGATCACTCTCACGCCGACGGACACCGCACAGAATTCAGCCCAGCGGTGGAGTCGGACGATCGAACCAGCGAAATTCCGCTACACTTGCGGAGTCTTGCAGCACTGCAATACGCGGGGATGTAGCTCAATGGTAGAGCCCCAGTCTTCCAAACTGGTCACGCGGGTTCGATTCCCGTCATCCCCTCGCAGTACATCGCCCCGCCTTGCCAGTAGAACACTGGGGAGGCGGGGCGTTTCTCGTTTCCCCACTAGCCTTCTGCCCACATTTTGCCCACACTTTCGGACAGTGCCGACGCGACCGCATCAAGATCCGTGTCGAAAAGATCCGCATACACATCGAGCGTCACCGCGGCCGAAGCATGCCCGAGCATCCGCTGAACCGCCTTCACGTTCGCGCCAGACTGCACCGCGAGCGACGCCGCAGTATGCCGCAGATCGTGCGGAGTCACACGAGGGAACCGCTTATCTGTGGCGCGGCAGCGGTTCACCGCACCCGCAAACCAGCCATGGTCAGCATTGGGGCGCTTCACCCGGTCGCCGTCGACCTGCCAGACCGGCACTCCCGGCATCGCCCGCGGCACGAGCTTGAGGATGAAGTCAGGGATGGGGACTTCTCTGGACTCCCACGTCTTCACGGCCTCGGTGATCCACTCGCCTCCGCGGTACGTCATTGACTTCGTGACGAGGATTCGCCGGCGCCGCCAGTCAATGTCATCCCCGTCGAGCGCGACCGCCTCGCCCCAGCGCAGGCCGGTGAGTGCGAGGAATCGGACGAGCGCGCCGTACCGAGACTCGCGCGCGAGGGCATCGACCTGCGCTGCGGTTAGGTAGGCGTGGCGCCCTTTCTGTTTGCGGGGGAGCTCTACGGTCGCATCGCGGGCAGGGTTCGAGCGGATGAGCTTGTCACTCACCGCGAGGTCGAGGATGCCGGCGAGCACGCCACGAGCCCGGTGCACGACGGTGGGGGACTTGTCGATGCTGTTTGCCCACTCGTGGACCTCGGACGGCAGGATGCCACCGATCGGGGTGGCCGACCAGTAGGGCTGAACGTGGATGCGCCACGCCGATTCGAGGTCGCGTTGATAGCTCGCCTTCTTCTTGCTCTTGAGCGCGAGCCAACGTTCAGCGAGCGAGCCGACGGTGACCTTGCCCTTCGCTGGGTCGATGTAGTCGCCGGTGAGTTTGGCGACCTCGACGGTCGCGGCGAACGCCTCGGCGTCCTTCTTGCGAGCGAACCCGCGCTTGTCGGTCTGCGCGCCGTCAGGCTTGCGGTAGCGCACACGGTAGCGAGGGCCAGCGTTGGTCTCGTACTTCGTGATCGTCGCCATGATTTTTCTTTCATTCGGTGCCGCGCCACAGTAAGTCAGCGCGCCGGTAATTTGAAGCGGAGGAAAGCCACACGCGCAGCATGTGAGGAGTGACGGCGAGTTCGTCACACCACCGCTCTGGGTGGTCTGGATGGCTACGGGCGCACGCGACGACAAGTTCGGCGGTGATCAGCATGTCGGCTGCCCATCGATCAGCACGGGCCTCGCTCTTGCGAGTGGTGGTGGTGTCGCCGTAGTGGTGGTGCCCGAGCTCGTGCGCGAGTGCGCTTCGCCTGGACATGTAGGTGATGCCTCTACGAACGACGATGAGGTCGTGGCGATGGTAGTAGCGGCCCATCTCGGGGATATCTGCTTCGACCACCTCGAGTGCGTGCTCTGCAGCGTGCAAGTCTGGGTCCCACATGGGACAGATCATGCGCTGAGCCTGCGACATATCAGTCTTTGTCGAGTTCGTCCTCGCTCTCGTCATTGCCTGCGACATATCCGAGTTCGGGGATTTCCCTTGGCGCGGTGAACCGTGAACCGAATCGGTCGTCCGCATCGATGACGTTGCCCGGCGCGTCGGTCTCGATGTGCTTTTCGAGTTGCTTGACACGGATGTTGATTTCGTTGAGGAGTTGCTCGGTCGTAAACGAAGACAATGCTGAGCGTCGGTCATTCGTCTCCCGGAGATTCATGTCCCAGACCTCGGCGTCGTAAGCCTCCTGTGCTTCCCAGTTCGCCGGCATGTCGATGAGATCGGAGGACTCGCTGCCCTCTTCCTGGGCGAGCAACCAGGCTTGCCGGTCGCGCATGTCTTGTTTCCACTCATCAAAGTTCGGGATGTCGAGATCGTCCGGGAAGTTCGAGATGAAGTGCGAGTACCTGAGTTCGTCGCCAAGCGCGCGTTCGATCTTGCGTGTGCTGCGGCTCGGCACACCGGTCGTTTCCCAGTTGACGATCGTGCGGACGCTGACTCCTACGGCGTCCGCTAGATCTTGCTGCGTCCACCCTTTGAGCGCGCGTGCGTCTTTGAGGACTGTCCAATCAATGTTCACAAATGGCAGTTTAGGCAAGAACTGAAGAATCACACAAGGCGTGTTGCCCGAAACTTCGGGAAAGTCAGGAAAGTTTTGTTGCCTAAGTTGCTTAACTTGCGTATGTTGCCTACTCTTGCCTTATGGCAGCAACCAGGAAACTCAACGGCACAGCAGTCCGGGTAATCCGTGAACTGCTTGGCGTCCGAAACGGAGACCTTGCTCTCCGGATCCAAGTCACACCATCCACTGTGACTCACATTGAACGTGCAGATCGGCAAGTTTCGGCAGAAACGCAGCGTCGACTCGCTGACGCACTCGGTGTCCCTCTCGAAGCGATTACATACCCGACTGAACCGGCCCTCGAGCAGGTCAGCATCGCCGCGTAGTCGCGGCCCCATCCTCTTCCTGCCCTACTCAGCGGCAGGGACACCGGAGCCTCTAGCGCTCCCTGACTCTCGCCCGTCCACTTACGGCGGCGCGATCGAGCCTTTGAGAACTCAATAGCGGAAATCGCTCCCGGTGTGGAGAGAGATACGGGCACCCCTTCGACGTGGCTACGGGGGAGCCCACACTACGCGCGGCGTCAGGCCACGGTTCTCGGACGCGCGTAAGGCACCGGCCCCACACAAGGGAGCGAACACCAAACAAGAAACGGCCCCGGCGCAGTTGCACCTGCGGATGCCGGGGCCTTACGAGATCAGGAGGTCTCGATGATCAGTGTAGATGACTACCAGCGGGGAGTGCGAGAAGATCTCGCCCCCATCAAGCTCCCCGCACATCCTTTAGCCGACCGGTTCCCGATGCTGCCCGCCGACGAGCTGCAGCGCCTCGCAGATGACATTCGTGAGAACGGCCAGCGGCACCCCGTCATCGTCGATGACGAAGGCCTCATCCTGGACGGCCGCAACCGCGCCGCCGCATGCAAGATGATCGGCGTTGAGCCGACCACCGCGTTGTACGAAGGCGACGATCCGGCGGCGTTCGTGCTCTCGCAGAACGTCGCTCGGCGTCACATGACGACCGGGCAGCAGGCGATGAGCACGGCGCTCGTGCTCGCAGATTCCGGCAAGCGCGAGAACGGCCGTTGGAAGCGCGGCGCAATCCCTAATCAGGAATCCCTGAATAGCGATTGGAAGAACAAGCTCACTCAGGCGGGGCAGATTCTCGACTCTGCCCCGCACCTCGCGGAAAAGGTCATCGACGGAGATCTCGCCCTTGACGCCGCGGTGAAAGAGGCCGAACGCATCCGAGAGTCGGAGCGACAGCAGCTCGAAGAGCAGCAGCGCATGGAGGCCGAGGAAGCCGACCGGCTCACGCACCTGCAAGAGGCCGCGCCCGAGTACGCCGCCGCGATCGGTTCCACCTACCGCACGGCACGTCAAGCCTTCGCCGCGTGGGAAGACGACAACCGGCGCGAAGCCGCACGCCTACGACAGGAACGGCGCGAAGCCGAACAGACAGCGAAGGCCGAGTGGGAGTCGAACCGCGACCTCTACGACGACGTCGCCTCGAGCCTGTCGAGCCTCGCCCGCTACGGCGACACCGACATTGACGAGTTCATGAAGGCCTACGAACCGTCAATGCTCACCCCGAACATTCAGCGGCGGTTCAACGCCGAAGTGATGCGCGCAGCAGCGAAGGCTGCGACCGCATTCGCGGTCTGGAAGGAACAGAACTGATGCAGGTCGAAGACTATTACTCGAAGTTCATCATCGAGTCCTATGACGCCGTGGTTGGCGAGCATGGCGACGACCCGACGGTCGTGGCGGAGGTGTTCGGTGACGTCGAGGCTCGTGTGAGTCGCGCAATCATGAGCGGCGAGATTGCGCCGATCGAGTTGACGCAGCGTGACGCGATCTTGCTGCGCATGCAGCTCGTCTTGCCGAAGGAGCGCAAGCGTCGGCGGAGCAGCTTCCCGAAGGACCTCGAATACCTCGGCGACGCGATCGCGAATCCGCTCGAGGCCGCGAACATGGACGCGATTCTGTCGCGGGCGATGCCGCTGGGCGACGGCACCGACAAGGTGCTCGCGTTCTGGAACGGCCGCGACTACGAGCGTGCCGTGAAGGTGCGCTACCGCAACGCGGCCGACGCTACGGCGAAGGCGGCGCAGTTCGACAACCTCACGATGCCGATTCTCGATGCCCTCGACTCACGTCACGCGCACACGACTCGTGACCTGTTCTGGAAGGACGCTGCCTGATGTTGAGCGATCGCGTGAAAGAGACCTGCATGAAGGCCGTCGAGCACCTCGAGTTCTCAATCGACCAGATCAGCGGGTCCATGTGCGACACCTCGCACGAGGATGCCCTGGAAGTGCTCGACCTCGTGGTCGAGGCGCTGCGGGAGTTGCACGGCGAGACGAACGACCCGATGCGGTATGAGGACGGCACTCCGGTTGCGCAGCGCGTCCGAGTCGCGGAGGGCGTGTCTGGCACCTACTACCACCGCCACGACGGCGACTTCGACGAGTGGCTGGCAAAGTTCCGTCCCAACCTGCAGGCGGTGAAGTGATGCCTGACTGCTGGTTGACACCTGCGATGGTCGCGGACTCGTACCGGCTCCCTGTCCCCACGTTGAAGGAGATGCGCGCTCGTCGCGCGAATGACCGTGCGGGGGAGAAGGGACCGGTGTTTTACAAGATCGGGCGGGCTGTCCGGTACCGGGCCTCTGATGTTGAGGCATGGCTGAACGAAAAGAAGGTGGCCTGATGACTGTTCAGGAGCTGCGGGCTCGTGGCCGGAGTGTGGCCGTGCGCTTGATCGCGAGGAAGGGCAAGTACGGGGCGCGGCCGATCTTCGTGTCGGTCGACCTCGGTGACCTCGGTGAGGCGCGTCGTGATTTCAAACCGTCGGAGGCGCTCGAGTTCGTGCAGACGTTGGATGCGGCGCTTGAGGGCGAGACGGATCCGGTGACGTTCTCGCTGCCTGGCCTGTCGTGGGCGGTGCAGGTGACGGCGCCGGCGGCGTCGGTGCGGGCGTTCGCAGAGCAGATCGCCGACCTCTGCGACGAGTTGGAGGCCGTCTCGTGACCGTGCTGGACGTGATTTGTCTCGACGGTGACTGGCCGGAGCTCGGGCCGATCTCGGGTGATGGTCTCGCCCGTCACCACCACATGGAGCCGGTCGACTACCCGCTTCTGTGGAGCCTGCCGGGGGTGACCGCCTGATGTTTGAGCGATTGAAAGCGTTCGTGGAGTACCTCGCGGCGCAGCGTGACGAAGCGCTGGATGACGAGAACGGAGAAACCAATGAATGACCTCAGCCGTGCGCAGCTCGCACAGTTTCAGCCGCAGGATTTGCGCGATGGTCACGCGGTCCTCGCGCTCATCGGCGTCATCGGGCTCACCCAAACCCCCTCGAATCTCGTCTGCTCAGGCATGGCCATGAGCCTGCCGCTCTACCTCGCATTGCGGGCATGGCGGAAGGAGACGCGATGACCTGCCCGCCCGAGCATCGGCATGGCGAAACCGCGCACTGCTACCAGGCGCATTCGTGCAGGTGTGAGCGTTGCGTGGATGCGTACAGCGAGCGGCGCCGGGGCGTACAACCCACGAATGCGCTGCAGTCGAGCCGACGCCACGGCCTCTGCAATGTCTGCAAACGCGAGCCCGTCGAAGCGCCGCGCGTCACCTGCGAGGGCTGTGTCGCTTACATGATGGCGCTGCCGCGAACCCCGGAGGCGTTCGATTCCTGCCATCGCGGGCATCCGTGGACGCCGGAGAACACTCGCAAGGTTCGCGACGGTCGCGAGTGCCGCGAATGTTCCCGCATCCGCTCACGCGCGAGGAGCGCCCGTCTTAGAGCGATGAGGGAGAAAGCATGAACACGTTGACGTTCTTCGTCGCCGGCATGCCAGCACCTCAGGGCAGCAAAACGTATCTCGGGCATGGGCGGATGAAGGAATCCTCGGAGAAGGTGAAGCCGTGGCGTGCTGATGTGCGTCATGAGGCGCAGCGCGCGATGGACGACCAGCACTGGTCGACGTGGGAAGACGGGGACCAGCCGCTGTCGATCGACGTCACGTTTTGGATGCCTCGCCCGAAGTCGCATCCGAAGACGCGCCGCACTCTGCCCGACCGGATGCCTGACCTCGACAAGTTGCTGAGGTCAACGTTCGACGCGCTCAAGTCAGCCGGCGTGTGCGCCGATGATGCACGGTTCGTGCGCATCCTCGCCACGAAGCGCTACGTCCATCCTGCCGGTCTTCGGCATCCATCCGAGCCCGAAACGACCGGCGCTCGCATCCACATCAGACCAGAAAGCGTGTCATGAACGTCCTAGAAGAACTGGCGACTCGTGAGGTCGCGGATGAGTCGATCGACCGTGAAGCGTGGCTTGCGGCACGCCGTGAGGGTGTGACGGCAACGCAGGTTGCGAAGCTCGCGGCGTCGCCGGCGTACGCGCTCGAGCTGCGTCGAGAGAAGGCGACCGGCGTGCAGACCTTCACCGGGAACGCAGCGACGGAGTGGGGGAAGCTGCGCGAGCCGATCATCGCGGAATGGTATGCGGGGTCGGGGCTGGAGCCGACCTCGAAACTGTACCGGTCGAAGGAAGATCCGCGGTTCCTCGCGTCGCCGGACATGATCGGTGAGGACTTCTCCGAGCACCTGTTCCTGGGCGAAATCAAAACCTCGAAGCACAACCTCTCGCCCGAGGGTGAGCACTTCGCGCGAACGACGTACGCGGACCAGATGCAGTGGCAGATGTTCGTGACGGGCGCGACCTGGTGTTCGTTCATCTGGGAACAGCACGACGGCACCTGGGTCGAGCAGTTCGACGGCACGTTCGGTCCGACACCATTCGACCCGCGCACGGCGACGATCGAGCGCGACGACGACCGCATCGAGCACCTCGTTGGGGTTGCTGAACGGTTCCTGTCGGCCGATGCGGAGGCCGCTGGCGCGGAGGCGTGGATCGTCGAGTATCTCGACGCGAAGGAAGCGGAAGCCGCAGCGAAGGCGCGTGTCGAGGCTGCGGCGGATGCGTTCCGTGACCTGTTCGCGGACGGTGGCGCGGTCGAGACGCCCGCTGGCCGCGTGTCGGTGTCGATCCCGAAGCCAGTGAAGCGGTTCGACTCAACGAAGTTCAAGGCCGAGCACGGCGATCTGTACAAGCAATTTCAGGTGGAGGGCGAGCCGGGGAAGGCTCGCGTCACCGTGACAGGAGTGAAGTAATGGGCAAGTGGGATAAGGGGCCGCTCGACTACATCGATGTCGCGGCCCGCATCGTCGAATTCCGCGCGAAGCATCCCGAGGGGTCGCTGTCGAGCATCGCGCCAAATGGTGAAGTGCAGCGGCCGTTCCTAATGGAGATCGGCGGCGCAACATTCCTCGCCTACTGCGCATTCGCGTACCGGTCACCGGATGACCGCAACCCGGGCGTGGGATGGGCGTACGAGCCCGTACCCGGCAAGACGAACTTCACCCGCGACTCCGAGTTGCAAAACGCGGAGACGGCGGCGTGGGGCCGCGCGATGGTCGCCGCACTCGCCGTAGACACGAAGAAGGGCGTCGCATCGGCAGAGGAGGTTCGGAACCGGCAGACGGTCGGGAACGAACCGTCAGGGCAGCAGCCACGCGCGACGCCTGAGCAGTGGCTCGCGGTCACCGAGGGCATCGCGAAGGCGAAGGATCTCGACGCACTGAAGAAGGTGTGGGAGGCCGCGCAGGCGGGCGAATACTCACACAAGTGGGGCCCAGACGGTCGCTCGGTGTCGCAGGCCGTGAATGAGGCCAAGAAGGCGTTCGCGGGGGCTGTCCAGTGACCACGCAGGGACAGGTGCTCGCGGCCTGGGATAAGGCCGCGGACGACTTCAAGGACGCCTGCATGCGGGAGGCTCGCGCTGACGTGGCGTGGACGAAGTTCGCGGCGAAGCGTCGGATCGAGCTGCGCGCTGAGGCGGATCGTGTCGGACGAAAGGTGACGATCCCCGACCTCGAGGCGGAGATCGTGAACGACGACGCCGACGGCCTGCTGCTGGAGAAGGTGCTGTCGGCGGCGGTCGTGACGGGCCTGCGGAAGCGTCTCGATGTGTTCGAGGCGCAGGCGGGCGCGGCGCGTTCGGAGTTCGCTGCGGATCGTGCTCGCGAGAAGGCGTGGATGTCTTCTCCGTCTGTGCCGGAGGTGCGGTAATGGCGATCCCTACGAAGATCAGCGACCTCGTGCTTGAGCGTGACGGCTGGGCCTGTGTCATCGGCCTGCCGGGATGCTCGGGGCGGGCGCAGTACTGCGACCACCGCGCGAACCGCGGCATGGGGGGATCGAAAGCGCTCGATGTGCCGTCGAACCTCATCGCGACGTGCTTCACCTGCAACCACCTCAAAGAGGACTCGACCGGAGCGACCCGGCGCGAACTCGAGATCCGCGGTATCCGACTCCGCAACCGGGGCTGGCCGGAGGACACGATCGCGCACGCCGAAGCGACGCAGGTCGGCTACCCGGACGGGTCGTGGTGGCTGCTCGATCGGGCTGGTGGGCGGTCGGCAGCTTCGCCTCCGTCCACATAGCACCTGTGGATAGATGTGTGCAAGCAAACACGCTTCAAGTTGAGGTTGAAGGTTGTTTTGTCCAGGGGTGTGGGATCGCCACTTGCCAGTGTTTAGTAGGCCTGTTCGATTCGAGAACACATCGAGTGTTCGATTCATCCACAGGTCTATTCACAACGCATCGGTGCGTCGTCCACACAATTCCACAAATAATCCACAGGCGATATTCCCGGTATCTGCAGAGGCCGAAAGGTTCTGCATAGCCTAGGAATTACGCAAACGGCCCGGCAGGAATTGCAGTTCCGTACCGGGCCTAACCAAATATTCGGAAGGAACGAAATTGGCTACTGACGAGTTTACCCAGCGGCGCAGGCAGCAGCTCGCGCGCAAGTTCCTCGAGATCGCGCGTGACGAACTCGAGCAGAAGATCCACACACGCGACTACTACATCGAGCGGGCCGCGTTCTACGGCCTCGAGGTCGATGATATTGCGGAGCACATCGGCATGACCCAGGAGGAAGTGCTGGAGGTGCTGCAAGTCGGTGATGCCGCATGACTGGCTGGTCATCAGTGCCGAACTGGGTGATCCGGGATGCGCCTCTCGACAACGCTGAGAAGCTCCTCTACATCGCGCTGTTGAACCGTGCGAACGCTAAGGGTGAGTCGTGGCCGTCGCTCCCGACTCTCGCGTCCGACACGGGGTTGAGCGAGTCCACGGTGAAGCGGCGCTTGGCGAAGCTTGAGGACGCCGGGTTGCTCAGCCGCGTTCACCGTGCGAACGCCGATGGGAAGCAGATCAACAACCTCTACAAGGTGGCGGTGTGGAGCCCAAATCAGGGTGGTCACAGTGACCAGGGTGGGGTGGTCACAGTGACCGGGGGAGGTGGTCACAGTGACCTACGAAGTACTACCCAGAGAAGTACTACCCATAGGGGGCGCAAACCTGAAACGACTCTCCCGGATGGTTGGTCACCGAACGAGAAACATCGAGCGTATGCGAACGAGCAGCGACTGAACCTCGAGCATGAGGCAGGGCAGTTCGTCGCGTGGGTGCAGTCGAAGGACATGCGCTATCGCGATTGGGATGCGGCGTTCCGTACATGGTTGGGGAAGGCAAAAGCGTTCGGTCGTGCGATGCCGCCGCAGCAAGAGCGGAAGGTGATCACTGACTATGACGATTGATGCGGTCCGTGAGGCAGAGCTCGCGGTGCTCGGCGCGGTCGTCGGCACGCAGGGCAGGGCACTGGATGATGTTGCGCTTGAAGAGCGTGACTTCCTCCAGCCCTTGCACGGGGAACTGTTCGCGGCAGCTCGATCGATCTACAACGGCGGCGGGCATGTTGATGTGCTGACGCTCGCAGACGAGTTCCCTCGTGACGCTGCGTTCGTGCATTCGCTCACGGACCACACGCCGTTCGCGGCCGCGGTCGAGTACTACGCGCAGATCGTGTCGAAGCATGCGCTGCGGCGCCGGCTCGCAGCAGTCGGTACGGGGCTAGCGCACCTGGACGAGTCCCTCACCGAGGGTGAGCTGTCAGACGCTGCCGTGCGAATGGTGGATGACGCGGTGGGCGAGGGCAAAGCGCCAGTCAGGTTCGTGGGTGACTACCTGCCCGATGTCGTGGCGTCGCTGCAGTCCGAGGATGTGTTCGTTCGTTCCCCGTGGGAGTCGCTGGACAAGGTGATTGGTGGGTTTCGTCCTGGCGCGGTGTATGTCGTGGCGGCGCGTCCTGGTGTCGGTAAGACCGTGGTTGCGGGGCAGATCGCGGTGCAGCTCGCACAGCATGGGATGGTCGCGTTTTCCAGTCTGGAGATGACCGGGCAGGAACTGACGTCTCGGCTCATGTCGGAGCGGCTGAACATTCGGGTCGGCAGGATCAAGAATGCCCGGCTCCAGGCCGACGATTGGCAGCGCCTGGAATCTCACCGTGCTCGGCTCGAGGGCTTGAACATCGCGATCGATGACAGGTCGGGTGTTGGTCCTTCTGATGTGCGCGCGTTCGCACGCTCGGTGTCGAAGCGGGGGCAGCTGTCCGGTGTCGTGGTCGACTACCTACAGCTGATGACGGCGCCGGGAAAGCAAGACCGGCATGTTCAGGTTGCGGAGTTTTCGCGGCAGTTGAAGATTCTCGCGAAGGATTTGCAGGTGCCGGTGATTGCGCTATCGCAGTTGAACCGAAATTCGGAGCAGTCAGAGATGCGGGTGCCGCGATTGTCGGACTTGCGTGAGTCTGGCGCGATCGAGCAGGACGCGGATTGCGTCATGTTGTTGCGCCGTGAAGAGGGGCACACGTTCGAGACGATGTGGATTGACGTGGCAAAGAACCGCCACGGACGTACCGGCGAGATTGGTTTGCGCTGGGACGGGACGTATTCGCGGGCGGTTGATGATTTCCCGCCCGACCAATTTATGCACTAGGAGAAAGTAAATGTCGAAAGCAACGGTGATTGTCGAGGGGTACCTGTCGCAGGACCCTCGCGTGAATGTCACGCAGTCGGGCCGGAAGGTCGCGAATGTGACGGTGCCGCACACGCCGCAGCGGAAGAGCCAGTCGGGGCAGTGGGAGGACGCGGGCCCGACGACGTGGTTCGAGGCGACAGTGTGGGAAGACGCCGCCGAAGCCGTCGAGGGCCTGCGCAAGGGCGACAAGGTGCAACTCGTCGGGCAGCTGCAGGTGGAGACGTACGAGAAGCGCGATGGGTCGCAGGGTGTGAAGGCGGTCGTGAAGAACGGCACCGTCGGTCTCCTGGAACGCGGCAAGGGCGGCCAGGGCGGCTCGCAGGGCGGTTGGGCTACTCCCGGTGGTTCGAACAATTTCGGGCCGTCACGCGGACAGCAGACGCCGCAGGCGTGGGACGAGTCGGAGGTCCCGTTTTGACCGGCGCGGTTGCTCTGGGTTATGCCCCAGCGACACGGTCGCGTCCTGAACCGCGCCCTCGTTGCTGCGCGCAATGCCGCACCCCGTATGGGTGTGCGACGTCCGGGTGTGGCTGTCATCGGAGGAAGTCGTGATGGACGTGTGGGACCGCGCGGACGCAGCGAATGACCAGAGGTGGATCGATGACCGACTCCACGAAGAACAACTACGGAGGGAAACCGAGATGACAGAGAAGACGGTGACGGTAGTGCTGTCCGGTTGCGATGACGAGACGGAAGTCGAGGTGCCGGTGACTGGTGCGGAGTTCGAGTTCCTGAACAGGCTCTCGGGCATCGTGAACGCGGCCTCCGAGTATCAGTGCCAGCCAAAGCTACTCGTTGGTGATCGCAGTGAGTGACCGTATCGACCATGCCGCGGAGGCGTGGGAGTTTCAGCAGGCGTCGCAGCTTGTGGCTGGGGACTCGATGGAGGCGGCGACGTTGGCGGTGCGCCACGCACACGTGCATGCCGTCCTGGCCCTCGTGGAGCAGACCCGGATCGCCAACCTCATCGCCCTGTCGCAGGCGGAGGACGGCAACGGATGGATCTCGGAGCAGGCTATTGCCTCCGTGTTCCGAGAGCACTGGAACGACGAGACCGGGCAAGGGCACTGCACGATTGCGCCGGAGGTTGCGGCAGCGCTCGGGATCAAGACAGGAGAAGACGATGAGTAAGCCGGTAGGACACATCCGGGGCAAGCTTCTGTTTCAGATCGAAGGCGGTGAGCCGATCGAGATGGGGACAGTGAGCCTGCCGCTGGTCGCGACCCGAGTGTCACCGCCGAAGTCAGGCGTGATGACGTTCGGTCTCGGCGTGGATTTGGAAGGCGTTTCCCGCGACATCGCCGCGATATTCGATTCGAACGAGGTGACCGGAGATGAGTAAGCATATTGATTTCCGCATCTACGACGATGCGTCCAAGGTGCAAATCAAGATGACCGAGCGTGACGTGTACGGCCGGATTAGGAGCCACCGTACTCGCCAGTTCACGGTCTCTCGTGTCGAGTTCGAGGCTGCGCTTGCAGCGGCGAGCATCGAGATGCCGTGGAAGGCGGTGACCGGCGATGAGTGAGCAGAGTGTGCGTGACCTGATCGCGGAGGCCATCTACAAGTCGGACATCGAGGGGCTCCAGGACTTTGCGGTTGAGTGGAGCGTGCTGGCTACGCAGTCTCCGAGCATCGCGAAGTCGCGATACAGGGAGGCTGACGCGGTGCTTGCGGTGCTCGCTGACCCGCCCTCCGACGTGATCGAGGCCGGGGCGCGGGCACTGGCCGAGCTTGAGCCGGGCGAGGCGTGGCCCTCGAACTATGAGCTCGGAGGTGGCCCGACTGGCACTCGCGACGACGAGTATCGCAGCGAGATGCTCGACCAGGCTCGAATGGTGCTCCAAGCCGTGTTTGCCGTGGCGCCGAATGTCTCTGAAAAGACCTCGAATCAGGGTAAAACCCCTGGTCAGTCCACGGCGCCGAATATCGGCGAAAAGGCTGTGTTCGGGGGCGACCGTGACTGAGTACACGCCGACTGTTGATGAGGCGCGCACGAAATACGCCACCGGGGCGACCTGGCAGCACCAAAGTTTCTCGACGGCGGCCGAAGAGTTCGACCGCATGATCGCGGGGGTGCGTGCTGATGAGCGTGAGCGTTGCGCGCAGATCGCGGAATCGTCCACTCGACCGTTGCCTGGTCATGGCAGTTTCGGTGCGGGTTCGCGTTCGCAGTGGTATGCGAACGGTGTCACGGATGCGGCGGCCCGGATCCGAGGTGCGTCATGACTCGGGCACGCAAGAACGGCAAGGGCGAAGAAGCTTTCGGGCATGTGTCGCGGGCACACGTCCGCCAGTTCGGCTTTCGGTGGCGCGCGTACCGGGCTGGAAGCCACCAGGGCATGTGGTTCGGTACGCATGCTGAGGCGCTCGCGTACGCACTCGGAGAGGACAAGAACGATGAGGCGTGATGACCTACAGATCGCAGTCGAGGAAGCGCGGCGGTTCCTGGCACGTGCGGAGCTGCTGCTGAGCGCAGACCGCGATCCTGCCTATCCGTGGCTGTACGGGGAGCAGGCGGCGTCCGTGAAGCGGGCGTCAATGGATTTGACGAAGGCGCTACCGAATCTCAGGAGGAACCGATGACGAAGAGCAGTGACGAACGTCTCGTGGAGTTGCGGGCGGAGGCTGGAAGCCGAGCGACTCAGTACGCGCACTCGCTGGCGTCGGGCGAGTCCCGAGACGACGGCGGTGAAGACGTGCTGGACATGTCGATGCTGTGGTCGGGGCTCGCGGCCGCGTTGGACGAGATGGCCCGGTGGCGTGGCATGGCTGAGAACGATGCCGCGGTCGAGGCTGCGGCGCGTGGTAGGCGTGAAGCCGATATGGCCCAGTACGGCCACGAAATCTCGTGGGACGGCATGTTAGAGCGTTTCCGTGAGGCGTACCGCCGTGAATGCCGTACGGTGCTTGCCGCTGCGGTCGAGACGATCAAGGAGCAGGGCGCGTGAGCCGGAAGATCACTAGGTGGGAGAAGTTTCGAGACCGGCTCGCGAACCGGATCGCAAACTGGGCGCTCGTTCACATCGCGACGTGGGAGTACCAGAAGGCCGTGTGGTGGACAATGCGACTCGGTGACGAAGTGCTTAGAGAGAAGAGCTCCGTGAACAAGAAGGGGCAGGGCGGTGAGTAAGCGTGTGCAGAGCAACAGTGTGCAGCATCGTCAGGTCGCGCTCGACAAGCTCAACCAGGACGCGGTGATCTTGGATCAGCACGGACATGCGTGGCAGAACGGCGGCATCTACTGGTATCGCGCGTTCGACAGTGACCGGCATGAATCGAGTTTCAATCTGGCGCAGTTCGCGGGCGACTTCAAGGTGATCCACGGAGGGCAGGCCGGTGATTGAGCCGGTTGAGCCGCAGGAGGTATGGCCCTGGGCTATCTCCGAGGGCTGTGTCTGCCCGTGGTGCACGGAACGAGAGGAAGAAGACGATGGATCTTGATCAGGTACGCAGTGAGGGCGAGCGGCAGGCCGCGGGGTTGCATATCTCTGGGTGGCCGCGTCGGTATGAGGCGAAGTATCGGGCCGGGTTCTCGCTTGGGTTCGAGTGTGGCGCGCGCTGGCAGGCGGAGCGTGACGCCGAGCGCATCCGCGAACTGGAAGCCGAGGTGGAGCGGCAGCGACGCGAGTTCGATTGGCTGCATGAGAAAGCCGCACGAGCCGGGGCGAAGCTCACGTTGATTCAGCGCGAGGCGGAGAGATGGGCACACAATGACATGCGGGGCACGTCAGTGGGCTTCGTAAACCGACTGGATGGGCAACGCATCCTCACGATCCTGAACGGAGACGAGTGATGAACAGCCGAATCGTTTGGAGCGCCCCTAAGACAATGCCGAACTTGGGGGCGCTCTGTCGTTGGAGGCACGGGAAATCGCATCGGTGGAACTACGGCTATCTGGTGACGGATTCTCGCGGGATCACCTGGACGTTCAGCCACGAGGCGGGTGGAGTCGCGTCCGTGTGGATGGTCGCCCTCCCACGCTTTTTCGAGGTCGCTGTTATCGAGCAAACAACGGACGGAGACAACACATGAGGCTGCGCATCGAACTGGTTATCGAGACCGGCGACCCCGAGGTCGTGGAGTCCCGAGAGACCGACGTGTACACCGCGGCAGAACTCGCTGGTGATGCCCGTGACGAGACCGGAGCCGTACCGCTCGGCTTCCAGGCAGGAGGGGCAGCATGACCCTCGCTAGCTTCGTGCATGTCCTCGCGTTCCCTCACCAGGAGGAGGTGAAGGTCATTGACCGGGAGACGAACCGGCCAGAGACCCGCACCATCACCCGCAGGGCACTGCTGGACGACCTCGAAGACACCACGGGAGTCTCGACCGGCGGCGGGGGAAGTTCGGGCGGGAGTCGCGTCCTCGTCGACTCCGACGTCGTGAAGCTGAAAGCCGCGATCGCCGGCGACTTGCAACGCGACCTGCTGCGCCTCGGCGTCACGGCATTCAAGTTCGGGCCGCTCGCGAATCAACTCACCGCCTGGTATGCGAACTTCCAAGCGTCATTCCCGAACGGTGCCGAAGAGTATGCGTGGGCAGGGCAGCTCGAACGGTGGGAGGCGCAGATCCGGGCAGTGACGGAGCCGGTGAAGAAACGCGAAGTGCTCACCGCCTGCCCGATCTGCGGTGCCGCCGAAACGTATGTCGAGGATGAGCGTCGATCCATGCTCACGATCACGTACAGCGAGGATTCGCCGGCCGCGTCGACCGAGCTCGAATGCCAACGTTGCGGGGTGCTCGCGCAGGGTGTTGCGGCGGTCGCGGCGACACTCAAAATTGAGAAGGTTCGCAACACCCTCACGTGATCGTTTTCTGCTATCCTGTTCTCGACGGGCATTATTGTGTCCAGATCCAGAAGCCCCAGCCATTGCGGTTGGGGCTTCTGGCATTTTCCAGGCTTGGCGGCATCGGGTGGAACCGGTGGTCGAAGCACACGCGAGCGCAGCGTGGCCAAGGAAGCGCGCAACAACCGAACATGTGCACGTGGCCCCGGTGACGCATACGGGGCAAACACCGCTTCACTACCCTTCTCGAAGCACCTACCCCTCGAGGGGCGCGACTCGACAACGCGCACTGTCTCTCAGCACAGGGTGCATGCCGGTCTCCAAAACCGGCCGGCCGGGCTCGATACCTGGGAGAGGCGCAATGATCTGCGATGGGGCTGGAACTCCGGCCCTAGTCTCGGCCGAGCGCGCAGATCAGAAGACCAGGCGATAGCAGACATCCGCGACATCCTGACGACCTCCCCACTAGGCATAGGGTGCCAAGTGTGGGGTGAGGGTAGCGGCGCACGTAACAGCCCGAGTGGGGCGGCCTGGCACATCTTCCAAGACCGCAGGGAGCTCAGAATGCAGCGCAAAGAACTACCCGAGCCCGACGAGCACTGGGTGCGGGTCGGCCGTCGAATGTCGCGCTTCCTCTACGCGCTCGGCTACGAGACCATGTCGATTTCACCGGCCCGCGAACCGACCACCCCAGACATCACGGTGAACGTGCCAACCAAAGCAGTGTCGGACGAGACTGTCGCCAAGGCACTGACCCGCCTCGCCACCGTGCCCGATGGGGCATCAGGCCATTAGACCGCCCCGGCGTCAGGCCGTTGACAGCGCAACCGCCAGTACAGAGCGAGCCGACCGGGGCGCCTACACGCACTACATGTCGCAAGCCTCGGCTATATTCCGAAGCATGAGCCAGCACCTGAACATGTACAACCAGAAGGTTTGCCACGGATGCAAACCCTGCCAAGGCGGCGGCGCCAACATCGGCCGCACCTGGACCCTCATCGCCATCGGCCTCTGCACCGCAGGCATCGGCCTACTCTTCCTCCCGTTCTTCAAGAAATGTGTGTACTGCGGGCACAACAGTTGGTGGAACAAACACGCCGGCCCCGTACCGGCGACCCCTACCGGCAACTAGCCCCACCCTCCACAAACCCCACCCCTCACCCGAGGGCGTGGGGTTTCTCCACCCAGGGAGGCACGCGATGGCACGCGAATCCACACGCGAGTTCAAGCGACTCAGAGCAGCATTCAAATACGAATGCGCCCAAGCTGACGCCCCATGCTGGATGTGCGGCCTCCCAATCGACTACACCGCAGCGCACGACGCATACTCCAACGACGACAGGTTCGAGCTCGACCACTACTACCCGGTATCGGCCAGGCCAGAACTACAAGCCGACCGCGCAAACTTCCGCGCCTCGCACGCAGGATGCAACCGACAACGCGGCGACTCGACCGTCACCTCAACACTCATCGGCACACTCTCACGCGACTGGACAACACCACCGCGCCGCTGACACAGCGACGGTCAGAGCAGTCAACGCGAGCAGCGCGAACAATCACACAAGCGAGACGCGCAAACGTCACAGCAACGCGCACAACACCCAACAGCATCAAGCCAGCGCGATCACCGACGGCCGCCGGGGGTAGGGGAGTCTCGCGAATCGAACGAGATCGCCCGGCCCTCACCCCGCCGCCCTTCGGCCGCCGCGCGCTGATGTTTAAGGGGGGGGTCGCGCGCGGATAAGGAGTATGCCATGTCGCAGTTTCAAAAGTTGTCGGTCGTGGATGCGCTTGAGCGGTCGATCGCGAACGCGACGCATCTCCGCGCCGTGCATTCCGCGCATGTGGCTGCTGCTCGGGTGCTCGCGAAGCGCATTGACGACCTGAGCGATAACGGTTTCGTTGATGAGAACGGGAAGCTTGACAATGTGTCATTGCCTTCGTTCCTGAAGTACTTGGATGCGATGGGGATTAGTGCTGATCCTCCGGTGGCAATGAAGGCGGAGAAGACGCCGGCGACGCCGAAGGATCAGATCGCCGCAATGCGCAAGAAGTTGCAGGGCGCCGGATAGAATTAGAAGCGGCCCGAATAAGTGCGCCAACACTTACCGGGCCTAACCCAAACCTAAGTGAGTAGGAGGGCTGCGATGCAGTCTACGCGAACCTGTTCAGTCGATGGATGTGCCGGTGACGTTATCGCGCGCGGGTGGTGCAGCAAGCACTATCAGAAGTGGCGAAAGTACGGCGATCCGATGGAAGGCCGCGGTCAAGATTTTCGTAAGGCGGTTGATTTCGAGGACGGCACACGTCTTTGCAGTGGGTGCTACGAAAGACAGCCGCTCGAGGTATTCGACAAGGACCCAGGTGGCACACTTGGCAGAAAGTCTCGGTGCAAGGCTTGTAGGTCGGCTCAGATGAGAGCTTTGTACGCATCGAACCGCGAGGAGAAGCTTGCATCGGTTCGAGAGTATCGCAATGCGAATCGCGATGTTGTCCGCGAGTCTGACAGTCGTCGTTATGCCAGGCATCGCGAGAAACGAATTGCGCTTGCCACCGAGAGCGCGCATCTGCGCCGCTCTCGAATCTTGCAGAAAAGTAATGACCGGGGAATATCACGGCATTCACTGCGTAAGAGGCATGGCGATAATTGTTGCTATTGCGGCAGATCGATGTCTTTTAGGGCTGGCACGCGTGGCGTTTATAACCCTGGGCTGGCGACTATTGAACACATCGTTCCAATCAGCAAGGGCGGCTCTCACACATGGGGCAACGTGACACTGGCGTGCTGGGAATGCAATATTCGGCGCGGGAACAGGGATGCCCCTGCAACTTCAGGGGGTGCGCATGGCGGAGCCGACGCATGGCTTCACGGTGCCTCGGATTTGGACGAAGCCGCTTCGTGATCTGAACCGTTCGACCTCGCGTGGTTTCGAGGTGATCACGTTCGCCAAGGATGTTCTCGGCGTGACGTTGTTCCCGTGGCAAGAGTGGCTGCTCATCCACATGCTTGAGCTGAACGAGGACGGCACGCTGCGGTTTCCTCGCGTGCTGGTCATCGTTGGCCGACAGGCGGGCAAGACGTTGATGGCGGCGGTGCTCGCCGCGTTTTGGCTGTATGTCGATTCCGCGCGGTGGCCTGGGCAGCTTCGCGAAATGGACTTCACGATTGTTGGGTCTGCGCAGAAGCTCGACATTGCGATGAAGCCTTGGGAGAAGGTGCGCGCTTGGGCGTGCCCTGACGATCCGAAGGTGGGTGTGTTCCCTGAGCGGGTGCCGCTATTGCAGTCGGTGACGTATCCGCCGCGGATGATGTCGAGCGAGGTGTACATCCGCACGCATGGTGGTGCACGCTATCTGCCGCGCACGTTCAGCGCTGCTCGTGGCCAGTCTGCGGCTCGGTTGATTCTCGATGAGTTGCGGGAGCAGTACGACTTCACCGGATGGTCAGCGATTGAGAAGTCAGCGAATGCGATGTTTGATTCGCAGCTGGTGGCGTTCTCGAATGCTGGGACGGCGAAGTCGAAGGTGCTCGAGTCAGTGCGTTCGATCGCGCATCAAGGTGTGGATGACCCTGACACGGTGTGGTTTGTGGCGGAGTGGTCGGCGGAGCCGGATGCCGCGCTCGACGATCCGATTGCGTTTGCGCAGGCGAACCCGTCCGCCGGCTATTTGCCTGGGCAGACGATCCAGGGATTGATTTCGGCTGCTGCTGAGGCACCGGATGAGTCGGTTGAGCGCATCGAGGTACTCGGTCAGTGGATTACTGCTCAGACGCACCCGCTCATTCCTACTGGCGCGTGGCTCGATTGCACCGATGAGGGGTCGCAGATCATGCCAGGTAGTGAGATGGCGCTCGCGGTCGATGTCGACTGGGATCGTAAGTATGCGGCCGTAGCGGTTGCAGGCTGGCGGGCTGATGGTCTCCCTCACGTGGAGGCGATCGCGCATCGGGCCGGGATCATGTGGACGGTGCCGTTTATTCGTGAGGTCGCTGAAGCGCAGGGTATTCGCCGGGTTGCGGTGAGGTCTCGGGGTGCGGCGGCGTCCGAGCTCGTCGGGCCGCTCCGGGATGCTGGCCTCGAGGTTGTGGAGGTTGCGGGGCCGGCTGATGGTCAAGCGGCTGGGCAGCTTCGTGACGATGTTCTAGCGGGCAAGGTAAGGCATCGCGGGCAGCAGCCGGTGAATGATGCGTTTGCGGCGTGTGAGCCGTCGACCGTGGGCGGTGTTGAGGTGTTTGAGCGGCGTGGTGCCGCGCTCTCGACGTCGCCGGGTATCGCCTGCGCGTACGCGCTGTGGGCGTTACGGAATCAGAGCGGCGCTCCGCCGCTATCGGCGTACGAACCGGACGAGCCGGACGGTGAACCTGGCGTGCCGTGGTGGCGGAAGGGGTGAGCGTGAACATCATCGAACGATTCGGGCGTATGCTCTCGACTCGCACAGCAGGCAAGATTGAGGGAGTCTCGCCGTATGGGCAGCAGCTGCAGCTGGTGTCGTATATGCGCGGTGAGGGCGAAGTTGAGTCGGTCGGCTCATGGCCGGTGGCGCGCCTGTGGCGTACGCAACCGCATCTGCGCACGGTCGTGGATCTGATCTCGCAGCAGGTCGCTGCGCTCGGCCTTCACGTGTACCGATTCGATGGTGACGGTGGCCGTGAGCGGGTCCGCGACTCGGCGCTGCAGTCGCTGCTGGAGATGCCGAACCGGGAACAGACCGGCGTCGAGTTCATTTACTCGCTCGTGACGCAGCTGTCGCTTTATGACGATGCGTTCGTGTACGTCGCATTCAACGGTGACGGAAAGCTGCAGGCTCGGGTTGTGCCCGCGACGTGGGTGACGCTCGAGGTCAACGAGTCCAAGACCGAGGTGCTCGGCTACATCGTGAACGGTGTCCGGTTGAACCGGAACGACATCGTCCGATTCCCTGGCGGCACGCCGGATGAGCCGACGCAGTCGGCGTCGCCTGTGGAGACGCTGCGCACGATCCTCGACTCGGAGAACGCGACGCATGCGCGCCGCCGCAACATCCTCACTCGCGGGCCTCGCGTCGGTGGCGTGATCCAACGCCCGAAGGACGCGCCCCGCTGGACGGATGCGGCCCGTCGCACGTTCGACGAGACGTGGGAAGCGTTCCAGCCGGGCGGGGAACGCGCCGGTGACGCGGTGCTGCTCGAGGACGGCATGTCGTACACGGCTCCCGAGTTCGATGCGTCCGCGACTGGCTATAAGGACGGTTCCGTGCTGTCGCTGTCGACTGTCGCGCAGGTGTTCCATATCCATCCGGCGATCCTCGGCATCTCTGGTGCGGTCGGTTATCAGGGTGTGAAGGAGATCCGGCAGGCGCTCATCGGCGACTCGCTCGCGTGGACGTTGAAGCGTATCGAGGCACGGTTCACGCAGGTGTTCCTGCAGCTCGTTGGAGAGACCGGCATGTACGTCGAGTTCAATCGTGAGGCGCGCCTGCAGGGGTCGTTCGAGGAGCAGGCTGTGATCATCCGCCAGTCGGTCGGCGCTCCGTTCATGACCGTGAATGAGGCGCGGGCGATGCGGAACATGCCCGCGGTCGACGGCGGTGACGAACTCATCGTGCCGCTGAATGTCACGACCGAGGGTGGTTCGAACCGCTCCCCGGAGGATGACACCGCGCAGCAGGACGGCATGAAGCACCTCATTGACGGCGTCGTCTCACGGGCACGGAATGCGATCACCGCGAAGCGGGGTGCTGGCGACACCAGCATCGATTGGGCGCGCTGGACTCGCGAGCTTCTCGAGGATGCCGCCAAGTCGGGGGTCGAACTCGACGATGCCGCGATCGGTCGCGCGCTCGCGGAGATCGGGAGGCTGTGATGCAGGTAACTGTCGTGATGGGGCCGCCGGGTGCCGGGAAGTCCACGTATGTGCAGGAGCAGCGGAAGCCGGGCGACGCGGTCGTCGACTTCGATGTACTCGCGCAGGCGCTCGGCTCGCAGACAGCGCATGATGCGCCGCCGGCGGTCGCGAAGCTGACGTTCGCGGCCCGACAGGCGGCGATCGCGCGGGCACTCGACGGCCTGTCTGGTGCTGATGACGAGCTCCCGGCGGACGTGTGGGTTATCGCCTGGGATCTGAGCGAGGAAACCTACAAGCGCTGGGAGGGCCTCGGCGCCAACTTCGTGCTGCTCGATCCCGGTGAAGAAACCGTCATGGAGCGGCTCCGGGCTGAGGGGCGACCTCAATCATCCATCGATGCTGCGACCGACTGGTACGCGCGGCGAGCGAAAGGGCAGAGCATGCTGAAGTACAAGAGCGCCGCGATCGATCTCGGCGCTGCAGAGATCGACGACGGCCAGTTCATCGGCTACGCCTCGGTGTTCGGGAACGTGGACTCGTACGGCGATGTCGTCGTGAAGGGCGCGTTCGCCGAATCCCTCGCGGAGCACGGCGAGCAGGGCGCAGGCATCCCCTGCTATTGGTCGCACCGCATGGACGACCCGACGATGAACATCGGCTCCACAGTGTCGGCGATCGAGGACGAGCACGGACTCAAGGTGACCGTGCAGCTCGACACCGAGTCCGCCACGGGCGCATACGTGCACCGGCTGATCAAACAGGGCCGCGTGAAGCAGATGAGTTTCGCGTACGACATTCTCGACGCGGCCGAGGTCAAGGTCGACGGCGAGTGGGCGTACGAGCTGCGAAAGCTCAGGATTCACGAGGTGTCGGTCGTGCCGGTTGGCGCGAACCAGGCTACTGAACTGCTCGCCGTGAAGCGCGGCGAGCCCAAGACTTCCGTCGAACCGGCGGGGGATGACGAGCAAGACGACGTCGAGGAGCCCGCGGAGGAGCCGAACTCGGAGGAACCGGAAACGGTCAACGAGGAAGCCAACGCCGAGGCCAAGGCGAAGCGCGCTCGCGCACTCATCAAGATCGCCCTCACATCGGGGGCAACGAACCGAAAGGATTCGGAATGAATCTCAAGGCACAGCGCGAGGCCGCTCAGAAGGAGCTCCTCGCCATCAAGAGCAAGATCGACGACGGCACGGTGACGGACGACGACTACACGGCCGTCGACACGCTCACGAAGACCATCGAGGGGCTCGACGTGAAGATCGCTTCGGCGGCACGCATGGAGCAGTTCCTCGGCGCGAAGGCCCCCGAGCCGGACGCAGGCAAGAAAGCGCCGGCGTCGCTCGGCGACCACTTCATCGCGGAGTCGGGCGTGAAGTCGGGCCGCGCGCCCGGCCAGCGTGCGACGTTCGCTGCTCCCGAGATCGGCGTGAAGGCGGCGACAGACACCATCGTGTCGCCCGCCGGCGTGGAGCTTCGGGAGACCGCGACTGACGTCGACCTCACCGTCGTGCAGGCGCCGCGACGTACGTCGCTCGCCGACCTGTTCGGCTCCGGCAGCATCTCGGGCAACGCAATCCGCTACTTCATCGAGGGCGGTCTCGAGGGCACGTTCGGGACTGTGGGTGAGAACGGGCAGAAGCCGCAGTTCTCGGTGACGCACCCGACGCCGCAGATCGACGCACTCACGAAGATCGCCGGCTGGTACAACGAGTCGGACGAGATCCTCGAGGACTACGCGTGGCTCGCGTCGTCGATCAACAACCGCGCCCTGTACGAGCTCCTGCTCGTCGAGGAAGCGCAGCTGCTGAACGGCAACGGCACCGGCGCGAACCTGCGTGGTCTCCTCAACCGCACGGGCGTGCAGACCGCTACCGCAACGACCGCGACCCTCGCGGACGAACTGTTCAAGGCGCAGACCGCGGTGCAGACCGCGTCGGGTCTCACCGCAGACGCGGTGGTGCTCAACCCGGCCGACTACCAGGTGCTGCGCCTCGCGAAGGATGCGAACGGCCAGTACTACGGCGGCGGCATGTTCCAGGGCCAGTACGGCAACGGCACGCTCACCGAGCAGCCGCCCGTGTGGGGTCTGCGTACGGTCACGACGCCCGCGATTGCGCAGGGCACGGCCGTTGTGGGTGCGTTCCGTCAGGCCGCGACCATCTACCGCAAGGGCGGCGTGCGCGTCGAGGCGACGAACTCGCACGACGACGACTTCACGAACAACCGCATCACGGTGCGCATCGAGGAGCGTCTCGCGCTCGCCGTGCGTCGCCCGTCGGCGTTCGTGAAGGTCACGATCTCGGACGAGCCCGCCGAGGGCTAGCCGATCCAGGTGCTGTGGGCGGGTTTCGGCTCGCCCACAGCACCGTATCGAGGAGTGGTCATGAAGAACTACACGGTGATGGTGCGGGGTATCCCGCACCGCATGCAGCTGGACGAAGAGCACGCGAAGCGGCTCGGCGCGGTACCGATCGAGGAAGCCGTAGCGCATTCGGTCGCGTCGCCGAAGCCGGTGCGTAAGGGCCGGGCTCCAGCGAACAAGAACCGCACGGTGGCAGACAAGTAGGGGGCGCGGATCGTGGACTATGGCGACATGCTCACGGGCACTATCGATCCGATGGAGGCCGCTCAGGCCGCGATCCGCGACTACTGCGGCTGGCACGTCGCGCCGCAAGTGCGCGAGACCATGATTCGCGACGGTAACGGCAGGCACCTGCTGAAGTTGAAGACGATGCGGATCGTCGAACTGCATCAGGTGCTCGTTGACGGCCGCGACGTGACGGAGCGTGTGCGATGGTCTGAGGCCGGCATGCTCGAGGGCGTCCGGTTCCCGAACCGGTTCCGATCGGTCGAGATCGACCTCACTCATGGATTCGAGCCGGGCGAGGTCGGCGCGATCGCGGGTGTGCTGAGCCGGTCGGCGAAGCGGTTCGGCACAGACCCGACGTTGCGGTCGCAGGCGGTCGGTGGTGCGTCGGTGTCGTACCTCACGAGTGCCGGCGGTGGCGGTCTGTCGCATCTGCTCACTGCGGATGAGAAGGCAGACCTCGACGGCTACCGCCTCACTTGGGGGGTCTAATGGTCACGTATCTGCGCCCGACGAAGGCGCTTGATCCGTACTCGGGCCTACCGACCGGTCTCGATTGGATGAACCCGCAACGGGTCGATGCGCCGGCGGCGTTCATCCTCAACTCGAGCACGTCCGAGACGACCGACGGCCAGTCGGACAGTGCAACTGTCGGATGGGTGCTCTATATCCCCGAGGGGGAGGTTGAGCCGCATCCCGGCGACAAGGTCGAGCTCGACGGCGTCACGTTCGCGCAGAACGGTCGCCCGCTGCGGGAACGAAACCCGTTCACAGGGTGGGCGCCGTACGCGCAGGTCAGGCTCACGATGCAGGAGGGCGACTGATGGAGTTCAACGACGGGTTTTTCAAGGAGATCCTCGAGAGCGAGAAGGTCGGCGATCTGTGTGAGACGGCCGCGGATGCTGTGCATGGGATTGCGTACGCGAATGCGCCGGTCGAGTCTGGTGACTACCGCGACGGGTTGAAGGTGAAGCGGCAGCGCAGCGGAGACCGCGTTACCGCGCTTGTCGTCGGCGAGGACTGGAAAACTCTTCTCGTCGAGTCGCAGACCGGTAACCTCGCTCGCGCGGTGCGGGCGGTGAAGCGGCGATGATCGTCGTCCATTCTGACCTGGAGCAGTGGCTGTGCGGATGGTTGCGTGGCCGACTCCCGGCGTTCGGCATCAACCCGTCATGGGTGTCGAACGCGGAACGGTCGTCGACTGCCGGCGGCGCGCCAAACGCTCCTGGCGAGCTGCACATCATTATCCGAGTCGACGCCGGCCCAGAGGGCGACGTCGGCATGAAAGATTCCACGATCGGTGTGACCGTGATTGGCCCGAACCGTGCGGCATTGAAGCCGACCGGTGACGCCGCTCGCATGATCGTCGCACTGATTAAGGGCGAGACACCAGAAGCGGTGTCGCCCATCGCAAACGTACAGGTCACCAGCGGCCCGTACACTGTGCCGTCGAGTAACGACGAGGCCCGCTACTATGCGGTGCTCGAAGCGACCTCGGTCGGCACACAACACCAATAATCGGCCCCACGCGGGCTAAACGCCACCCACCCACGGGTGGCGTTTGTCGTTTCCACAGAAAGGGAAGCAAATGGCAGACGCACGGGGCCGTGATGTAAACGAGGCCCTCATCTACGTGACCGGGTTCGCGGGTATCGCGCCCGTCGAGCAGGAGAACGTGATCACTGCGGTGCAGCTCGGCGCCGACACTCTGACCGTACCCTCCGGCTTCAAGTACCTCGGTCTCCGCACCTCGGATGGCGGGCCGGAGCAGTCGCGAGAGGCGGGCGACGCGATCGAGTTCCTCGAGGATGGGTTCTCCATCAACGCGGACGGTTCGATCACGGTCGCGATGACGCTCGCGCAGTACAACGAGATCACCCGAGAACTCTCCCTCGGCAGCGCGCCCGACGCGAACGGTGTCATCAAGGTCAAGGACACCACGAACTCGAACCAGTACATCGTGCTGCTCGAGTCGGTGTACAAGTCCGGTGCGATCAAGCGTGAGCACGGTGTCGTCCGGGTCTCCGAGATCTCGAATGGCAAGGACGAGCGAGGCACAGTGAACGGCATCGCCGTCACGTTCCAGTGGGTTCGCCATGAGCTGTTCGACAACTCCTACTACTGGGAGGCGTACGTCGAGGGCGAGACGACGGAGCCTGTCGAGCCGTAGCAGTACCGGCGCGGTCGGGAACGCTTCGGGGTCGTGCCCGGCCGCGCCTTTAACCCCGCAACCCCGTCACCCTGAAAGGAAACCGTTATGGCTACTCGCAAGAATGCGCCTGCCGCCGCCGAGTTCGACGACTGGTCGGACGAGCGCGAGGCTGAGGTACTCGAATCCATCGCAGAGCAGACGCGCGTCAAGCATGTCATCACCGCGGAGAAGCAGTTCTACGGCCGATTCGTTGACGGTGAGATCATCGGCCCGATCCCGTTGAAGCTGTCGCTCGCGACGCTCGAGGCACTCGACGAAGCGGGTGAGGCGCCCGTCGACCAGATGTCCACGCTGTTCACTCTGCTCGGCATGGAGACTGAGGCAGAGTCGGTTCGGGAGCGAGACCTCGCTGAGGTGATGAGTCTCGCGGAGAAGTATTTCGGTGCGCTCAACAAGCTTACGAACGTGGTGGTCGGCTCGGGGAAATAGCGTTCGTCGCCCAGGTCATGCACGACTATCCGGACGAGCTCGCAGTGACGCTGCGGGGCGAGTTCGGGGTGTCGGTCTATGACGTGGGCGACGCCGTCTCCCCAGGTGAGGCGTTCTCGCTCATCAAGGTCGCCTATCAGGACCCGTCGACGCGGCTCGGCGCCGCGGTGCAGAAGTGGGAGTATCCCGCCTCAATGGTTGACCTCGTGCAGATCGCCGCAGCGACCGGAGACAAGAGCGACGAAGTCCTGCCGTGGAGCGCACGCCAGCGACTTGATGAGTTGGCGGACCGCAAGGTCACTGAATCCGATGTGGAGGCGGGCCGGGCACGGCTCGCGCAGGTATCAGCGTTCCGGCGGATGCCGGACTTCGATGGGTAGGAGGCTGCTGTGGCGGATTCGATGGTCGGACATGGCTACGTGCAGATCACGCCGTCGATGCGGGGATTCCGTAAGACGGTGAATCGTGAGGTGGAGGGGACTGCCGGCGAGGCCCGGCGGTCATTCTCCGCCCGCATGAAGTCGGCTGGCCGCGAGTCCGGGCAGTCGCTCGGTACGTCTCTGAAGCAGACGCTGACGGCGTCGGCTGGGGATCTTGGCGCGGGTGCGCTGAAGGGTCTCGAGTCGAACGTCGCGAAGGCTGCCGGAGCGCTCTCTACTGCCCGCCTGAAGCAGCAGGACGAGGCCGGCAAGGTTCGTGTCGCGGAGGCGAAACTCGCGGAAGCGATGAAGAAGTACCCGGAGGGTGCCTCACAGATCGTCGCCGCTGAGGAGCGTGTTGAGACGGCACGGCGGCGGCACAAGGACGCGACCGACAAGGTCACTGACGCCTCCGACAGACTACGCACAGCGCAGGACCGGCTCAAGACCGCGACCGACCGCGTCGCGGATTCCGTCGACAAGGTGAAGCTCGGGTCGTTCGCGCAGCAGCTGCGCGACGGATGGAAGGACGCGCGCGTCGCGAACTCCCAGTTCTCGGGCGTCGCATCCTCGATCGGTGGCATCGCTCGCGCGGTGTCGAACGCGTCTGGGCTGTCGAAGCTGGGTGGCATCGCCCGAGCTGCAGCGCAGCGTACGTCGACGGCGTTCGGTTCGCTCGCGACGATGATCGGCGGCAAGCTCTCCGCAGGATGGACGGCCGCGTCGTCGTGGCTGTCGGGCGTAGCGGGTCGTGTCGGCGGATTCCTTGCCCCGGTGGGGCAGCTGTTCTCCAACCTCGGGACGAAGCTCGCGACGCCGTTCGTGAACCTCGGCACGAAGATCGCTGGACATCTGAAGCCGGTCACGGACTCGGTGAAGGCGTTCGCGTCGAAGCTGCCTGGCCCGATGGGCAGCGCAGCTTCCGGTATCGGGTCGACCCTCGCATCTGGCCTGTCCGGCCTCGTCGGCAAGATTGGCACAGTCGGGCGGGACCTCGGCGCGCGGTTCGCTTCCTCCGTGCAGTCGGCGGCGACCGCTGGCGTCGCTGGTGTCGCTGCTGCTGTAGGCGCGGCTCTCGCGGGCGGTATGGGGCGACTCACGTCGCTCGACGAGTCGATCGCGAAGATGAAGGGCCTCGGATTCGCGTCCGAGGACATCGAGAAGGCGATGCAGATCGCCAACGATGCCGCGGTCGGCACGTCATTCGCGATGAACGATCTCGCGTCGGCTGCGGCAATGGCGATGACGGCCGGGATTAAGCCGGGCGAGCAGCTTGTCGGCTACCTCGATTCGATCAAGGGCGCGGCGACGGCGTCGGGTGCGCCGGTGCAGGAGATCGCGTCGATCTTCGGCAAGGTTGCGACCGCTGGCACCGCGTACACGACGGAGATTCAGCAGCTCGCGGACCGTCAGATCCCGATTTGGGGCGAACTCGCCGAGGTCATGGGGGTGCCTGCGGCCGAGGTGAAGAAGCTCGCGTCGGAAGGCAAGATCGACCTCGTCACGTTCCAGACCGCGGTCACGAACGCGACCGGCGGCATGGCCGAAGAGATGGGCAAGACTCTGCCAGCGAAGATCGCGAACACGCGGTCGGCGTTCTCCCGGCTCGGCATGGCGCTGCTCGGCACGAAGATGGAGGGCGACGAGCTCGTCGGCGGCTTGTTCCCGGCGTTCAAGTCGTTCTTCGACATGGTGCGCACGGGCGTCGACGCGGTGACCGCGCTCATTGGCCCGTTCTTTGAGAAGTGGACGACGTCGGGTGGCGGGAAGCTCGTAGAGCTGTTCGATTCGCTGACCGAGAAGTTCACGAGCTTCAAGGAAACCGTGTCGGACGGTGGCGGGCTGGATGCCCTCGGCGGGCAGGCGACGAACCTTGCTGCGGTGCTTGCGCCGGTCGGTGCGGCGCTTGCTGCAATCGGTATCGGTGGTCTAGCTCCGCTGCTGGCGCGCATCCCGGTGCTGGGTGGGATGCTCGGTGGCCTCGGCGGCGCGTTCGCGTTCCTCGGCGGCCCGATCGGGATCGCGGCGGCGGCGATCGCCGCGTTCATGGCCACGGGCGCCGAC